GTCGAAAACGACTACTCTTAAAGACGCAAAGATGAGTATTTAAAGCCCCCACCAGAGCGTCAAAGTAATCGATAAATTCATAAGAAAAAATCGCTAAAAACGCCAAAGGCGGGAAAAAATTGATTTAACCGGCATAACCATCATAAAGAGGTAGGAAGCCGATAAAATAGCCCAAAGTCAAATCATCACTGGCTCCAATAGTTAAGGATTTGCCAGCTTGCAAGGCATTAGTGCAGCAAGTTGAAGAGACTTGGTCTGGTAGGTTATCAAACACATTAGTGTCTGAACCAGTTTTAACATAATTGATGCGCTGGACACATTGGGTGAAACCAGGGCAATTGATGTCAAGAGCTGATGATTGATAATCATCAATATAAGGAACAGCACGTTTCGCATCGTTGCCGAGTACTAGCGAAGTAGCTGCAGAGGAATAATATCCAGTTGCATCAGCTTGGACATTAACAGATTTTGCGACAGCACCAGTTTCATGATAAGTTTGAAAGTAAACCGGGGCAATCGGAGCATAATTTTGAGGTACATACACACGCTTACCTCCTCTAATAAAAGCAAATCCAGTATAATAATCAGCATTGTTGCGGTCATACAAACGACCAGCTGTATTTTTGATAGCCCCTAACGCAGTGACAAGCGGAATACTGATCACATGAGGGTTGAAGTATATCATATCTGTTGCCTGATTGTACGAGTCAGAGAAGTTATTGAGAGATTGCCTGGTGATAATTTGTTTAACTGATTGCAAAGAATCGCCTATAGCGTGTGCATTGGTGGACTTGGATTCTGGGTAATACAAGCACTGTCACCGCCAAGAGGGACAGCAATCTCAAAATCATGACCACCAGATGCATAAATCATGACTTGAACACTAGAAGCGCACGTATCGGATGCGACGAGAGGATTAAGAACACGTACACTAAATCTACCTAAAGAAGAAAGAAGGTTCTCACTAGTGTTACCCAAGTTGGTCAACCATTGAGATTCTCGATTGTAAGGGAGATTTATGGTTATCTCATCTGTCTCA